CAAATAATTATTTATGGCATTGAGAAGCGTATCTTTCTACACTGTATGACATTTATTTACCATCTGAAATGTCAGTGGAAATATATTCAAAATTGTATTTAGCTTTACTTAGATCACTGCAGAAAAAAGGCACTCATGCAGCAGTACAACAATTATATCAGAATCATAAGACTATTATGCAGAGAGAAAGTCGAGGGATTATCGGTGGATCTGATTCTTTTTCCATTGTTGGCTGTTCTGGTATAGGGAAGAGTTCTGCAATAAATCGTGCAATCTCTATTATAACAGAAAATAAAATGATTGAAATTGAGAATCCACCAGTGAGAATTATCCCATGTCTTATAGTTCAGTGTCCATTTGATGCAAGTGTGAAGTCACTATTGCTGGAAATTTTACGGAAGTCTGATGAACTTTTGGAAACTAACTACTATGGAAACGCCTTAAAAGCCAGAGCGACAACAGATGTGCTGATTGGTATTGTAGCACAAGTGGCATTGCAACACTTAGGAATGTTAGTTGTCGATGAAATTCAGAACTGTGTTGTGGCGAGAAACGGGAAGTATCTGGTGGCAATGTTGACACAGTTAATTAACACTTCCGGTATATCCATTGGATTGATAGGTACACCCGAAACAACGTCATTACTTGAAACTGCATTCCAGTTGGCACGCCGGTCATTAGGACTGCAATACAACACTTTAGACAATGATGAATATTTCAGTGGATTTTGTAAGCTATTATGCAAATATCAATATGTGCAAAAATATACAGAAATCACGCCACAAATTATTGATTGGCTTTATGAACATTCAGGCGGCGTTACTTCTGTTGTTGTATCTCTAATTCACGATGCACAAGAAATTGCGATACTCACAGGATATGAAACACTAGATGTTGTAATGCTCAATCAAGCATATAATCAAAGACTGCAACTTTTACATGATTTTATTCGTCCAAATGTAACAGCAAAACCAACCAGAAAGAAAAAGAAAACTATACATGCCGAAAATCAAACAGATACCTACACAATTTCTTCGCTTGTCCAAAAGTCAAAAGATGAAAACTTGGATATTGTGCCATTATTGCAGGAATATTTTACTGTGGAAGAGGTGAAGTTATGAAAATGTATCTTCCTGAGATTTACCCGGACGAACTTGTATATAGTTGGTTGTCTCGATATTTTGTATATTCTGGGTGTACGAATAATAGAATGTTGTTGTCGCAACTTTTGTATTCAAAAAGTAACAATCCAAGCATCGAATTTATAGGTCATCTGAATGAGGCAGCAGAACGGCAAATTACACAAGTATATTCAATGGATGATTTGATTTTAAACCATACAATGTTTCCTCAATATGCAAGATTTATGCCAGCAGATAAAAGAGAAGTGGCACTTGCAGAGCTAAAACGTTATTGTGATCCACATAAAGTCTTTACAATTCTCCCACGAAATGATAGAGAGTTATGGCTAAAATATTGCCCGTTATGTGTGGCAGAAGATCGCAAAAAATACGGAGAAACTTATTGGCATAGAGTTCATCAGGTTAGAAATATGCTGATTTGTCCCACTCATAGATGTAAGTTGGTAAATTCGGAAGTAGATATACGCAGTGAAAAGATATTTACATTTAATCCGGCAGAAGTGGCAATAAAAAACGTAACCTCTGTATTGGTTGACGATATGGAACAGATTAAATTTGCAAAATATATAAGTGATTTATTTAATGCGAATATAACGAGCGACAATGAAAACAATATAAAAGCCGATATATACAATGCAATAACCAAGACGAAATACATGAAAGGGAAACATCGGAAGATGGCACAATTTTCTGAAGATTTACAATCGTATTTCAAGAAAATGGAAATGAATACTATTGCAAGTATATATCAGATTCAAAAAGTAATGTTAAAAGAAAGTAATGAATTTACTGCTATATGTCAGATTGCGTACTTCTTGAATATCAATCCAACGGAATTATTGGAATCTGAGGTTACAGAAGAAAAAGTATTACAAGAACAAGAAAGCCACTATATAAAAAATCGTGCAATAGCAGACTGGGAGAAATTTGATGTAGAAAATGTTGTACGTTTTGAAGAGTTCTGCAAAGGCGTTTATGATGGATCTGATAATGATAGCGGCAGACCTGAAAGAGTATCTGAGAAAATGGTTTATAAGTTTCTGGGGATTACCTCATATGGATTCAAAAATATGCCTAAATGTATGACTGTATATGAAAGATATGCAGAATCGTATGAGGAATCCTGGGCGAGAAAAATTGTTTGGGCTTATAATAAATTGAAGAAAGAAAATACGACAGTATATTGGTCATATTTAAGAAAACTATCTGGTGTAAAAAAAGAGTCGTATCAAAAATCAATTCCTTTTTTAGAAAGGTATGCAGACAAAGAAACATATACCGATATATTAAAAATCGGATAAAAAATGAGGACTACAATTTTATTAACTGTAGTCCTCAACCAATTTATTCGCATTGAATATTGAAGTAAACAACACCGGTATATCGTGGCAATTTTATTCTTCATTTAGTTTACACACCTTTTTCTTAAACCTTAATATTGTTTTTCCAAACAACTTATAATATGGCACTGGCATTTCCTCAAAAACATAATAATTGATACAGTCTGCCAGTAAAATCGCTACCCATGACAGGAAAAACCAAACAAACATAAATGGAACACAGATAATGCCATGATAATTAAGTGGCAGATTTGAGTAATCCCACATATGAGGAATTGGCAGATAATCCCATGCTAAACCAATGGAAAGCTCCATTAGAGTAATGAGTAGTGAGCCAAGTAATCCCTGGATGGTAATGTCAATATCCCAGGAAATTGTATCATTTATTTTGTCGAGAATTACGATTGCCAATCCACCGCATATTCCCATTTGCCAATAACTATATCCACGAAATAGTGTTTCAATAGTAATGTAGGAACAGAAGCCAACCAAAAACAAAACTAAATTCTTTAAAAATTTGTCTTTCATATACACTTGCTCCTTATAAAATAGTTCTTTTATCTTTATAAAAAATAAGGGTACTCCATTTATTGAAGTACCCTAAATATCATTGTTGCATAAGTAAAACTCTTAATACATCTGATTGATAATCAACAGGAATATCCATACCATAAGTGATGGCAGAAATTTCAGTTATCTTATCAAGTGAATTGATGTATGTTTTCAATGAATTATTATATGTGACTTGATAGGTTTTCCATGAAGTCGCAGCATTCAAAATAGCAGTAATATCATCCACTGAATAAAACTTACAAGGCTCACTATCAGCGTGATATGGAATTGCTGTTTCTCCAGATGCAACCATAGTAGAAAGAGTAATAAGATTGAGTTGATCTTGCTCAGTAAGAGAGAAGTGGTGAGAACTTCCATCACTTAATTCTACATCAAATCCTTTCTGAATAAGATTCTTACACATCATATTCATCTCTGTTACTTTTGCGTTTCTCACATATTCAACTGTAATTTCTTGATTTGGATCTGATGGTGTATCATCAATATCCGGTGCTTCTGGCGTTTCTGGAACTTCGACCTGTTCTCCAGACTCTATTGATTTGCTGAGTGCCGTAAATTCTTCTTCATCAATTTCGATAACAGACGCAGAAGAGTACAGACCTTTTACAGTTTCAGGACGTAACCAGGAATCGTGATAATAGTTGTCAGCACAAACAATATATTGAGCTTCGTCAAGATTGCAAGTAAGCATGAGTGGCGGTAAACCATCACGCAATTTATATTTGCATAAGTCCAAAGCGGTAGATACACCAATAAATGTATTATCTTTAATTACTTTGTAGTACAGCATTTCGGCTTCCTCCTTTATAATGCTTACCTAGTAGCTTGTCTAGTTTATAGCCTCCAAACAATTTGATATACTGTTTGAGCATCTGCTTTCTGGTTCTAAAAGATTTGCCTATTTTCTTAGTGTGGTTATAATACGATTGAAATGAATTATCCTTATCTTCCACGATGGAAAGAATCGCTGCTGCGACATCTTTTGGTAAAAGCTCTGTAAGTGGGAAATATTCATTGATGGTAGAAAGTGCAAACAGAATACCAGACATATTTCCAAGGTGTTCTGTAAACTCTGGAATACCTTTCGCCTTTCCCACCGGAATGACTTTTTTGCAGTTTTCTACATCTTCCGCAAGATCGGAAAATACAGACATTAATTTCTCTACGATTTCCTGCACGCTCTTATATTCATCAGATTTCTTTACTTCCTGAATTTTCTGCTGTGTCTTTACAGGATTTTTCCAGCTGTTTCTGTAATTCTTTCTTCTTCTCTGGTTGTTGGATTTTTTAGTCTCTTTGATCTGCTGCTCACTCATAGTTTAAACGTCCTTTCGTATTATCATATCTTTCTTCTCTTACAAGTCTTAATGCTTCGTTGGCTTCCGAGTCTGGCTCTATATCGTCCAGACTCTCACCTTCTTCCTCCGCAAGCTGTTCCACTACGGATTTAATATCTTTGTGATGATATTATTGCAAGATATGACGTTATCATTAAAAAATAGGGAAAGTTATAAAAAGTAGATCCTGGGGCGGTGATGCCCTGGGATTTTTTGTTTTTATAAGTAGATTAAAATAATTTTAAATATGTATTGACAAATAGAATATAATAATGTATTATAATCATGTAAACAAAAGACACCACTTGAAACGGAGGGCGACAAAATGAGAAAATTCGAGATCGGTAAAAGATATTATCAGGACGGCACAACATACGAGATCATCAGAAGAACAGCGAAAACTGTTAAATATGCAGAGCTTCAGCACGCCGGACGTTTTAATGAAAGAGTGATGGAAGAAAAAACAGTAAGAATAAAAGACTGGGGCGACAGAGAGGTATTTTTCACACATGGTTATGTGACAGTAGAAGCATAAAATAAAAATCCTTTATGGTGGGCGGTAAAACCATAGAAAGGCGGTAAATATGACGATTCCTAAATATATTCAAGATTTAATGAAAAGATCTTGTTTTGTTTTGGGTTCTGGAAGTCCAGGATATACAATCAAAATATATAAGTCAACGGAATATGCAAAAATTCCTACACTCAAAGCAGAAATTGAAAGGCTGCAAAAATGGGTTGATAGAA